TTGTAAAGTGCCTCACAGGTGCGACCATAATGACCCTGCAACCATTGATATGCTTTGGTGTCAAAGATTTCTTGGAAGAGTGTCAGAAAGTCATCATCATTGATGATACCCTGTTCATATTTGAGGAGGAGATCAAGATTTGGCATTTGTGGTTTGTGTGGTTACACAATAGGAGACATTTGGAGGTTACTAACTTTAATTACACACTCTTTCCAGTTGAGTTGCAAAGAACCTGAAAGAGTAATCTGCCAATGTATTAACATTTTCAGGATTAGAGAAAGCATCACTCATCCTCTCAATATATGCGTCTCTATGTTGCTCTGGTTTCTGCAATACACCATAATCAGGATTTCCATCTTGCCTGATAGTTCCATTGGTGCAATCTGCTGTTAGTGTTACATCAGTGGCACCAATTCCCAGTGGGTCATTGATAGTTACCAACTCAGGTGTAAGTTGTGCATAATACTGTCTTTCATATTCACCCTCATTAGAGGCAATATGTGAAACAACACCAACAGTCAGTGCAGAAAGAATTGAGAGAGAAAGAAATGTTTTGAATGACATGATGATCAGTAATTACCAAGTTTGATTGATTCACAGAGGAGAAATGCAAGATCATGTCTTACATTATCATCTACAATAGGAATGTTATCATCTACAAAATCAATGGAGATGTCTTGCAATAGTTCAAAGAATCTGTCATCTTCAAATACTTTTAGTGCAAACTCTTGCTTGAATCCCTCTTTGAGAAGATGGAGAGATTTGGTCTTTTGTGATTCCATTAGTTTTTTGAGAAAGAACATAGTGCAGATTCAGGAATTGCAGGTCCATAACATACCTCATTGGCATAGGATTGAATCTCCAATCCTGTTACTGTGACCCCTAGAATAAGAAGAAAGAAAGAGAAATGCCTCATCAATCAACCTCCAAACATTTCATCAAAAAGAGGAGTTTCAAACTGTGATTGATACTCTCTGTTAAGTCTTGCAATCTCTTGGGCGCATGCTTCTGCTTTGAGATTGTACTCATGCATCTTCTGCCTGAGCACATATTGATGTTGATTCTTTTCAGTCAGTGTGAGAGTCATAATCTTTTGGTGGTTACACAATAGGGGACATTTGGAGGTTACTAACTTTAATTGCCAAAGAATGAAGTCAGTCTAGACTCACTCTCAATCCATTCTTTTGCTTTGTTGTAATATTCCTCTGATTGTTCAATGCCAATATATTCTCTGTCTGTATTATTACATGCAATGATAGTAGAACCAGAACCCATACAATTATCCAGTACAGTATCACCAGGATTAGAATATGTCCTGATGAAGTATTCAATCATTTGCACTGGTTTCTGTGTTGGATGAAACTTCTTTGGGTCATCATTGTTGATAACTGGAAACTTCAAAATATCTCTTGGATACCTGATTGTGGTGCCACCAGTGTTACCCAGTCTCTTTTCTACATGATTATAATTCCTCTTTTCTTCTGGTTCTGGGATATTATCCTTGGGCAAAACTGCGTTCATAGGTTTATGCCCTGTTGTCATTTGTGGGTTGTATGTGGGCAACTTCCTATAAAATACCAGCACATTCTCATGTGCTTTCATAGGCATCTTTTTGGCATTGAGATGCCCTGTTGCCTTATTCTTCTCCCAGATCCACTCATACTTGAAATCTTTCAGGTTTGAGCAAGCAAGCACCTTGTCAAATGGTGGTTGTGCAGTGAGAACAACTGCACCATCAATCTTCACAACTCTATTATATTGTGCCCACAATTCATCAAAAGGGATTAAACTATCCCATTTGTTCTGGGTGGTGCCATAGGGCAAGTCTGCAAAAACCATATCCACACAACCATCAGGAAGTGTGGACATAATGTCTATACAATCACCTAAGAATAACTTACTCATGCAACAACCAGTTCATCAAGATTGGTGACTTCAATCACATCAAAGTCAGACTTGTTTTCCTTAATTTTAACATCTTCAATGTCAAAATACAAGTCTTTTGACTCTACCACACCACCATATTGAAGGTGGAGAATACCATTAACCCTGGTGCGATTCTTGGCAGATACAACATCATCATATCCAGTGATTTGACCTTGATTGTTGAATCTAGGTGCAACCCTTGGCAGAACAGAAACAAACAACACTTTTTCTAGTTCAACACCAGGAGCATAGAAAATCCTTGCTGCCTCACCAATAGTGGTGTTTGCATAGTTTTTGATGTTCTTGTTCACATTGCTGTTAATTGCTTTGGCAAGAATAGCAACTTTGAGTTCACCATTCTTGAATCCAGCAATATCAATGTCAAAAGTGCCACCAAAACCATCAACTGGCAGTTGATATTCAAACTGCCAATCATATTCTGCCCAGTCAGAATTGCTGTTCAAGACTTCATCCAGAAGAACTTTGTGCAGTTCATCAGTACGCTTTGAAGAGCGAACATTCTGAAAAGAAGTAGAAAGAAATTGATAAAGCATTTTGTGGTTTGTGTGGTTACACAATAGGATACATTTAGAGGTTACTAACTTTAATCACTGGAACTTACCACTGGTGAAGTTAGCAAAAGCAAAGCAGGGACGATCAACCAGTTTGACAGTTCCATAATCTTCTGAACAGAAGATGTAACCCTCACCATCAATCTCCACCTCATCAAAGATAAAAGATCTAGGTGCATCAGTGACAATCATACTGTCCATCAAATCATCCTTGATTTCAATCACCAACTGATACAGATTGGCAAGTTGCACTGAACCAAGAATGTCAATCAGGATAGAGTCAGTCAACTCCTTGCCAGACTTGATGACATTGTTGATAGACTTTTTGGCAATCTCTGCCTCTTTCTTACTCAGGAAGGGGATTGCATCTGCATTGATTTTAGGAGGGGTTGCAGGGGCATATAACCTATCCACAGAGGGTTGTACCCACTTGATAGCATCTGTGTCATCAAATACCTCAGCAAGAGGATCACAAACTGCATCACACAAAGGACCATCAAATGGTTGCACAAGTGTGTGAGGTGCAATCACCAAGAAGGCATCAATCTCCTCTGGAAAAACATATGAAATGGTGTTGGGTTTGAGCACCTTGACACCACCATAACCAAGGAAATCACCCCAGTAGATGCTGTCAGTCCTGGGCAGATGTGTCAGACAAAATGATAGTTTGTCTGCCAGGTCTGGTTGATGTCCAAAGTGAATATCAATGTCCTCCTGTGTATAACAGAGACGAATCTTCTGCTTGTTGAATGCTGCTTTGGTGCAGACAAAGAACTTACCATTGGCAGGATTAGTGCCCCAAACTAATGAGATACCATCCATCTTCATGGAAATAGAAGCAACATCATAGAGGATGTTGAAGACATTAAGATCACCTGTGAGGATGAGATCTTCTGGATGTTCAATATGGGTTTGAGTCATAATCTTTTGGTGGTTACACTATGGAGGACATTTGGAGGTTACTAACTTTAATAGGCAGTATTCACACCAACAGATGCACAATCCTGATCCACTTCTGTGTTCCAAGGTGTATCATGGTAATAACCAATTTGGAACGACAACTGTGCTACTCTGCCAACATCATTTGCACTTTGTGCAGATGCTAGTTCTCTACACTTTTGTTGCAGTGTTGAACCACCATTAGTGGCAACATTGTAAGATGGCAGTGTACTAGATGACACATATTCACTGGTGGTAGACTCATTTACAGGGGGAACATAAGATGATTCATCACTACCAGAGGAACTGCCAATGACAGCAAGAGCAGCAATATTCACCACATTGATAACAACAGCACTAGGCACACCAAGGATAAACCAAGGGGTCCATTTACCTTGAAGTCCACGAATAGCACCCCAAGATGCAAGGGCACCAATAGGCCCACAAGTCAGCAATCCTGCTGTTGCAGCAATACCTTGCTCAAAACCTGAGGCAGTATTCCTAACAAGAACACGCTCAACATTGTTGGAAACAGGATCAGGAGTAGTTGTAGTCATTGAATTGAATAATAAAAAGGATAATGTAAAAAAAGGGGATCAGTTAGGTGCTACATTCTCCTCCTCCTTCTCAAAGTTATTACCAGCATTGGAAGGACCAATCCAGACACGATCTGTCTCCTTCCAATGTTGAATGAATGCCTTACGAAGACCAATAAGTTCATCATAACGTGCCTGCTGTGTTGCAGTCAAGTTGAAATTCTGAACCTTCCAAGTCTTTTTAAGGTCTTGCAGTTCACGAAGGATTTGAGAAGAATTGTTCATGATGTGTGTGGTTGTGATACAGTGGACATTTGGAGGTTACTAACTATCTTCTCTGATATCTGAGAGGATAGAGTTTAAGTCAGAAATTGCACTATTCATGGCAGAAGTAGACCAACCAGTAGCATAGCTATAAGTTTTGGTGTAATCATCAGAGTCATCAGATACTCCTTTGCACACTTCTACTGCTCTGGTGAGATTTTCAAGGATGTAGTTGAGTCTTTCATCAACAGTGAAGATTTGTCCGTAAAGTGAAGTCATGTCAGCGAATGTAGAGGAAAGAACCAAAAGAATCACAGATGTCTGGATTATCTGCTAGTTGGTCAATTTGAAATCTGATACCCTTAGCAGGTGCTTTGTAAGAAGCAGGTTTGTAGACATCACCAGTATTCTTGTCAACAAACATATAGCAACTGCGACCATTCAGTCTCTGGTCTGATACAAGATAGGACCAGACTTTGATATACTTTCTGCCTACCTCATATTCAAATTGAGTGTAAACAGTTCTATTTGACTCAATAGCATCAACTTTCTCTCTATTGTTGAGAGTTTCAATCAGACACTCTGTGAGATAAGTTGTCTTGTCTTCAAGGAGATTCATAATCAGTCAGTGGTTACACTATGATGGACATTTAGAGGTTACTAACTTTAATTGCAAAATTCTTTGATCTTATTAGAGATACTTGTGGCATCAATATCTTGTGCCACAACATATGCCTCAACCTCCATAAGAATATTTTCCTCTGATAATCCTTCATCTGTTAACCAAGAAACTATGTCCTCAACTTGTTCCTCTGTGTAGGATGACTTAGAAATAAACTCAGCAAGTTTGCCCTCTTCACTGAACAGTAGTTCAAATCTTCCATCGCCAATACCACCAAGGGCACAATCTTGCACCACATGATGTGCTTCATGGCGCAATGTGTCTAAATCATTTGCAGTCCATTCAACTTGTGGTCCACCAGCGTATGAATTATCCTGACAAACAACTAATAAAGCAGCATCCCTATGATAGAAACCATCAATATCACTATACATACAGTGTAGTTTAGGATTGATAAGAACTGTGATTCCAGTGTCTTTGATAGTATTAAACAACTCTACATGGTCCTCAAAAGTATTTTCTGCTAGTGCAGCATTAGGTACAAATAGAGATGCACTTGCAAGAATGGACGTAAGAAACTTTTTCATAGTGTAGGGTGTTGTAATGTGGAGGACATTTAAGGGTTACTAACATTAAAGTTTGTTAGTTGACTTACCATTGTCAATAATTCTTCTCAAATGGTCATCAATGTAGACATACTCAAAGAGATGGACATCATCAATCATTGATTTTGCCTGCTGTGCAGTGACAGAAACCTGTCTCATATTGTCATCAATGGTAGTGTAATCATCTCTGGTGATTAACCAAGCAGCACAGGGTGCTGCCTCTCCATGTTTCTTAACCAGTGCATTTAGATGCTTTTGGAGTTCACCCAGAGACTTGATTCTCTTCTTCATTTCTTCTTACTGCGTTTGTGCTTATCTATAAAACTAATGGCAGATTGTCTATTTCTGCACACTTTCAAGATATTGCCTTGATATACAATAGCAAGTTTAGTCTTGCTGCCAGCAACAGGAACTGCTGCATATAACATATCCTTACCCACCACAAATCCTGTCTCTGGTGAGACAGGATGGAGGATATTTGAGTTATGGTTAATAACCTTCATAGATTACCTCCTTGCAACAGAGTCTAGCATCTCACCTCTCTCAAAGACAATATCTACAACCCTTTGAAGTGACTTCTCTGTTGCAATACCAACATTGGAGTACACTGGAACACAAAGGCAACCATAAGTTTTAGCATCACTACCAACCCTGATAACTCTGCCAATAGTTTGTGCAAGTTCAATAGCATCCATATTTCTGAGGAAGACAACACCTTCAAGTTCAGAGCAGTTGATACCCTCAGACAGGATTGACCTGTGCAGGACAACAAACTTCTTGTCAGGATCCTTGCCCCAAGTATTCAAGATCTCAAAGAACTTCTCTCTGTTGACCTTCTTGCCATCAACAACAGCACCAGTCTTTGATGTGATGTAGAGGTAAGAGTAACCACGCTGAGACAACTGATAGGCAAAGTCTGTCTGAAACAGATTGATAAGTTGCTTGGTAGTTTTGACACAGACCAACACTTTCTTGATTGCAATCTCATCAATAGATGCAAGGACATTGCGTGAATCCATGCAAGGAGTGATTGACTTGACAGGATACTTGTCCATATCAATCACCTTGACCTTAGGGGGGAGGATAAAACCACCATCCACAAGTGTGGGAGCAGAGACACGTGCAATCACCTGACCATAAGTCTCAACCCAGTTCATGCCTGGTTTGTTGGTAGTAACAGAAGTCTTGCGTGTGGCAGTGAAATAGTAGCAGCGATCTGCCTTCTTACTGAAATGTTCAGTGGAAGGATAGAAGTGACGCTGAACACTGTTATGTGCCTCATCAAAGTAGATTGTATCAACAGCAATATCTGCATCAACAATACGATGGAGAGAGTGATAAGTGGTGAAGATAATAGTATGCTCACGCACCATGTTGCACATCTCTACAAACAGTTTGATGCGATCAGACTTAGTAGTTCTGAAATGCTTTGTCTCACCACTGTGAACATGGAGGACATTAGCATTAGTCACATGCTCAAGATACTCAGCAGAGAGTTGCTCAATCAGAAGAATCCTGGGGCAGACAACAACAATATTTCTGGGAACATTGACCTCAAAACGCTTCACAGCATCCATGATTGCAATCAGAGTCTTACCACCACCAGTGGGGACAATGATTTGACCCAGTGCAGACTGACGCATAGCATCAAGGGCAGTCTGCTGGTGAGGACGAAGAGTGATCATCAAAAGTGTGCTTGTAATATAGTGGACATTCAGAGGTTACTAACTTTAATAGGGTTGTCTTTCATACCCTTGGAAGTTAGAAATGTGGTCAGATTGTGGACGTCTGACTGAGTTGATTATAACATCTTTTTCTTCACAAGGATACTGAGCAGCAACAAGTGAGGCAATAAACCTACGCTCTGCCCTGTCAGATTCTATCTGAAAGTTATGACGAGCACCTCTGTGATCCTTCCAGGCACCCTTGGCAATGAATAGAGTCATAATGTAGTATCAATCAATATAGTAGACCTTTGGAGGTTACTAACTTTAACTCCTTGCAGCAGGTAATGCTTTTCTCTGTGGACTACCAGACAGTTTCTGTTGACTACCACCAGCAATTGGTTTCTGTTGTGGAGCAGCAGCAATCATTGGTTTAGGTTTAACACCAGCAAGATCTGGTCTCTGTGCTGTGCCTAATCCAGGTCTTCCACCATGAACTTTAACTCTCACTTGTGCAACTGCTTTTGATACTGGTTTCTTGACCATTGCAGATGGTTTCCTATCACCTGTCTTTGTGATTGCACCACCTTTTTCAGGTTTAGCAGATGCAGTCTTATTTGCTTGTCTATAAGGTTGTGGTTTTCTTTGTGAACCTGTGCCTGCTGTATTGTCAGTGGCATTCTTTACAGATTGTCCTGACTGTTTAGCAACATTGTTAGTTGCTTTCTTGGCATTAGTTCTTCCTCTCACTCTGTCAATCAGTTTTCTGTCCATATCATCTCTGGTCCCAGATCCACCACCTTGTGTGGTATTAGTGATTGCTTGACCAGAATATTCTAGAATAGTTTCTTCATTATGTGATACACCACCTAATCTAACATCAGTATTTGCTTTGATTGCATCTCTTTTAGCACGCAATCTCTTTCTTGCCTCTGCACTTCTCTCTCTATTTTGTTCTCTGGCATCTGCTGTGATTTCATCAGCAGATCTTGCCTCTTGGATAAAGTTGCTGAAAGATTTCATGTGCTCATCCTCTTGTTAACTCTACCAAGAATCTTGGTCATGCCTTTTCTATCAGGATTCTGACCAGTTGCTTTCTTATACTTGTCAGTTTCCTGCTTCTTCATGATACCTTTCAACTCACGTTCACCTGCTCTGGTGATCTTCATTCTCTCCTTTCTAGTGTATCCTGATGCCTCACGTGGTTTATAACCAGGGTCTACCTTTTTCTCTGCTTTCTTCTTCAACAGTTTAGATGCTTGCTTTTCAGCATCCTTGGCAGATGTCTTGTCTTTCTTTACCTCACCACCACCTTTCTTAGCAGCAATTCTTGCCTTTGCTGCTGCTCTTCTCTCTGCTTTTACTTTATCAGCATATGACTGCTTAACCTCAGCAGAACCACGTTCTTTTGTTGGTTGTGACTCTCTTTCACTTCTTGCCTTGGTTGCACCAATATCTTTCCTGTCTTTATATTCACCAACTGGTGCAGATTTGCCACCACCTATTGCTTTCATCCTAGGTTTTACACCTGGACGTCTTCTTGATGCAGTATCTCTTTTAGGTTCTTTACGTCCACCATCACCAGTCTGCTTGATCTGAGATCTACCTTGGATCTCTGGATCATAGACCTCATCAACCTCAACCTCTTCCATATTAGTAGAGGTATGATGTTGTGCCATCTTACGCTGCTTTACTTTCTGTCTTCTCTGACGATATTCAGCGTTCTTATTTGCTTGGTTGAGAGGATTCTCATCAGGAGTAATATCCTCTTGAAATTGTTGAAAGGTTTTCATTTCAACTCTTTACTGCTGTTGCATTCTTAAATCCACCATTTTGTCCATCAGGATTGGGAAACAGTTCTTCTGCTTTTGCCTTGGTGGTAAAAGATTTCTTATCAGCAGGATTATCACTCCAAGTGTTACCACCTGTGTAGTAGACAACCTTAGAAGGATCAAGAGCGTTAGGTCTAGTGATATGATATGCCATTTGGTGGATAGTAAATCTTAGAAGTATTTATATCCACCAAAGTTAACTAATTTACCAACGATCAGGAGTGCTCAGGTCTTCAATATATGCTGTGACACTTTCATTACCCTGGACATCAAGAATCTTCTCCCAGTCAATATTATGCGGGTTGAAGTCATCCAAAACATCAATCTCAAGAGTCACACGATACTTTGCTTTTTGAGGATACGCAGTGAAAGACATTGGAACACTCCTGTTGTTACATTAACATAATAGAGCATCTAGTGTTCACAGTCAAGGTGTGGTGGACACTATTTTAACTGGACAATCACTATATTTAGTGTCAAAGAATAGATTTTTAACATTCCCTGATATAATGAACATATTGGTAACAATCAACTGTACCATTATGAGAGTGCGAATGATAGCAATCCTATCAGCATCTCTTTTATTTCTGCCCTCTTTTCTACCAAGAGCAAGTGCCCAGAGTCTCCACATTGGATAATTTAGTCAAGAAAACCATTATTCTGCAACCATTCCTTAGTCTTAGGAGTTGGTTCATAAACCTCCCACATATTACCCTTAGCACAAGCAGCAAGTGCTTTTGCAGTCATTCCTTCTGTTCTACCTGCCCATCCTGCTTCTGCTTCCCAAGGCACAGCAGCAGATGGATAAGTTCTCTCTGCTAATCCACGCCACAGTGGTGGAACATCCTCTTCTGGTTTAATAATAGCAACCAGACTATTGTTGATAGTGCCTGCCATACAATCTTGTGCTGCGTGCCATCCTTCATGACGCATTACAGACATCAGGACACCAGGATCATCCATATAATCTCTATTCAGGAAGAAGTTATTACCAACAGTGTGATATACACCACGATGACCAACAGGGAAATACTTTGAGTCAGCAAGATAGACACCTACACCCACCTGATTGAGTGAGTTAACCATACTATTGAATTCAGAGGTAATAATAGTAAAGTCCTCCCAGTTATCATACTCCTTGGATACATCTAACAGAGATACAACTGGTTTCACACCATCAGTACATTCACGCAACATCATACAACCCAGAGAGTCATATGTTTTCCATCCTTTGACTTTACTACCAACATCACCCTCTGCTAATGCACTTACAGGGATAGACAATGCAAGCAGAGTTGATGCAATGATGCTAATTCTTTTCATAATTATATCTTTTTTTGTATTTTATCAGAATCCTTTTTTCTTGTCAATAACCTCAATATGTGATAAAAACTGCCCTGGTGTTTCAAACCATCTTATTTTTACTTCTTCCCAAGTTTTATAATCTTCTGACTGACCATTTGAGAATACCATCTTATAATGGTGTCTATTATATGGTTTGTTTGATGTTACTGTGAAATATCCATCATTGCTGGGATCTATACATTGTGTCATGGATCAGAGTTTCTATATGGTTGGGACTTATAAAGGTCAACAGGGTCATCATCATAATGTGATTTCCTGCTTTTGATATATTCTAACTCATTCCACAAGAAACTAGGGCATACAACCAAGATATGAATCTTCTTATGCTTTTCTTCCTTTGTGTACATACACTTTGGTTTATCTTTTACCCCAACCTCAATACTAATTGATAAATCACAGGCAAAATATACCCATCCCTCTGTCACTCTGCCCAGTGGAGTTGTCCACCTCACATAATCATTAACCTTAGGTATGTAACTCATTGAAATGCTGCTTCTAATGGTGTGAGATTAAGAGGCATTGCTGTATAAGGAGATGTATCATTGATATCCACTACCTTACCAGGTTTCTTCCAGTTAATTGGTGAAATAAACTGGCCAGTTTTTCTGTTGAAAAACCCCCACACTGCACTAGGTTGTTCTTGTGTATATGTAAATGTTCCTAGATTGCGTATCCAAATCCTTTTGATTGTCTTGGAGTAATCATCACTCCAATACTCATACCCTTTTGGTGCTTTGTGTGGGAACTTCATCAGATTCATTACAATGTTTTTTTGATGGTGGGGTCAGAGGTTCAATTTCCTCCATCTCCCACCATAAGTCTTCAAACTTTTTGTCTTTGGTGGTCATAAAGCATCTCCAACATCTTACTACGCCATTCCATTAACTCATCATAGCAGTCCTGGTTGTATGCGCATCCACGAAGTTTGGAGTCTGGTTTAAGAACACTCTCAATCATCAATCCCAATGCTGCTTTCTCTTTGTCAGTCATTCGTCAAATACCTTGCACATAGGTGAACCAGGATGGTTGTCACAGAACTCATCAAGAAGTTTATCACGATGTCTCTCTGCTGGGTCAGAAAGTTTACCTTCTGTTGCAGGATCCCATTCATCAGGTGAATGCTCTTCATTAGTATGAAGGTCTACCTTGTATTCAAGATACTTGTCATTGGGATCATACAGTGGATTGTTTGGGTCAGTTGCTTTTGACATTTGTTTAAGTAATAAAGGACAGTACTACTCTACTACGTTCCTCATCAACAAGAGCAAATCTAGGTGCCTTACTGATGTTTTCTCTCAATTTACCATAACAACCAATATTTAGATCATCATCCTCACAGACCACAACATCAAAACATTGCTCATCATTTTCTGCTACCACATTCCATACACCACCATATTCTGATGCTGGAAAACCAATAAAATGGTCTACAAGATAGAGATACTTCATTGACTCCTTTAATTACTCTACAAGTTTAGGTGGATCTTGTAGATTTGTCAACTGTCTTTGCAACTCATATTGAATGGGTGAAAGATGATTATAAAGATAATTCTTCCACTCATTATTTTCCAATAAAGCAGTTACATTGTCTATTTGATTTAGAGCAATGATAAGTCTTTCCTTTTCAGTCATACACAAAATTCCTCCATGTAATAGACTATATCAATGTTTAAACGTTTTGCTTCCTCTTCACAATGTTTGATGTATTCATCAACATCTTGTGGTTCAAGGTCAGGTGGTAGTTCCATTTTTCAATTTGTTAACAAGGTGGGCACCAAACTCTTCAAGTTTGTCAGGATGAATAGCACGAATACCAGCATCTTCTGTTGCTTTTTCCATGGATTCAACTTCTTTTTTGGAAGGTATTCCTTGGTAGGTCATTGGTCACTCCCTTACTAGTAGTATTTAATCATTTGATAAGAGACCAGTCTTCATCATTCTCTTTATCCATCCAGAAGAAGTATCTACCAGATATAGAAGCAAGGAACATCTTATCAGCATCCTCCTGCTCCACTCTACAAGAATGTAGAAGATCCATACAGTTGGCAAATCTGTTCTGTGCTCTGTTTGTCTTGGGTCTTACAGTGACAAATTTAGTCTTCATAGTCTTAAAGAGTCGTAGTTACCTTTATCATCGTAGGCAAACCTAGTCTACTAGGTGTTGATGATCCTGTCAAGTAGCATCTGTTCTGCCTTGTAAGCACAGATTTCACATTGAGGTTGTTTCTTCAAATGTTGATAGACATGATATAATTCATGTAGAATAGTAGAAGTGTATTCTTCACCTTCAAGTTGGTTATGTACTTGGATAACATATTCATTGACTCCAATCTTCATACACCAACCAGTTACACCTTCATCAGAGAGGTCTAGATGCTCCACTGTAAGGTCTATTCCAAAGTCATAGAGGTACTCCCTCAAAAACCATTCAATAGTGGCACTACAATAAGATGCAGACTCCTCTGGTAATACTTCAATAGAGTGCATTGATAGCAAGCGATGTTACACGTGTGCCCCACTGCATCATCCAGATAAAGGATGCAATGAAGAGTAGTTTCTGTGCAGTTGTCATCCTCTCTGTGTATCTCCACACACTATAAGACCCCACAAGATGACTTGCAGGGTCAGGTGGACACTTATTAAACTGTCTTGTTATACAGCAAGTGCCCAGTAAATATAACTTCCATTAAGTGTATTGAGAGCAGTGCTGCCTGATTGAACTTCAAATCCATTATTACCAGCATCTCTAAACACTTCATAGTTTGTATCAGTGTTTTGGGCATTATTTGAGTTGAATAACATATAGGGGTTATTGCCAGATGTCATACCACGATTGATATCAAAGTAAACCCAATCACCAGATGCATCAATCCTCTTAATCATCACAAATTGTGCTCCATTAGGGAATCCACAATCTATGGCAAGATTATTTCCAGTTCCTGTATATGAACCTATCTTGGATACTCCGTCTAATGATGAGAAGAGATATGCAATGTATTTGCCTCCATTTTGGTTAGCACTATTATCACTGTTACCTGCATACTGAGGTTTGAAGGTAGTAGCAGTTGGAGCCCAGTACACATTGCCAACGTTTGCCTGAGCATTAGCTTGATTGAGATAAATCTGCCAACTATCGCTAGTTAACCCAGTATGATAAGTAGTCCAGTTGTCTGAACCATCGTATCTTTTGGTAATTATCATCTCAGGTGATGCTTGTAAATTATGGTTGACAGTGTAACTGCCATTAGAGGAACCATCTCCTTCATAAGAGACTACATCAAAAAACTTGGGTCTGCGACTAATATTATAAAATGTTGTTACTGAACCATTGTATGCATTATCCACAGTATAACCCAACTGACTCATCTCTGAGATTCCAGTTGTATGACTTGCCTGAGCACCAGTTGTATTGGGGGAAAGGCTATAAGAAACATTACTAGTAGTACCAATAGGTTCAATACCTCTCACTCTATCATATAGATAACCATCTGTTGGTAAGTTTGTCCATCTAGCAAATACCCAATCATTTACAAATGGTGTGGTTATGGTGCTTGTTTGAGCATTGTTAGACTGGAAGACTTGTGAGATATTGGTAGGAGGTTTATTTGAGCGTCTAATAGCAACATAAATGTAAGTTGACCCATTAGCATTATTTGAACCTCCTGTGTTAATCAGATTAAATCCTGTTGGTTTTGGTTGAACTGGATTATCACTTATTTGAGATGAACTTGAACTAGGTTGCAATACATTTACATTATTTTGAATTGACATTCCTCTAATGTTATCATATATCTCAAAATTATCACTACTATCAGTTCTTTTCACCATAATCCACTGGGGTTCAAAACCTACATTGACAAAATTGTTGCTTGAACCAGTTCCAGTGTAACTTCCACATTTGATAATACTTTGATCCCCATTTTCGCCAAAAGTTAAATCATCGTCAGCAAACAAATAGACCATGTAATCAGCAGCATATGAGAAGTCAAGACCAAGAGAGAAATGTGTGGAAGTGGGTGCAGCACCAAAATAATCAGCTGGAGCAGGACCACTAGCTGCTGAGGTGCTACTCATCAGCAGTCTATATTGGTAACCAAGGGATTTGTGATAGACCACCCAGTGACTATTATTACTTCTTCCCTTAATAAGTATCATCCCTGGCACAGAACCCAAGTTATGACTAAATGTCTGAGTTGAGCCAGTATTTGCCGTAGTAATTGCTTGAACGTCAAAGAAACCAGGACATTTACGGAATGACCAATTTACATATGTTCCAGTATGTCCACCAGTATCCCAAGTTACACCATCACTATTGAAAGAGAGTAGGTCAGTGGTGCTAGTTCCCTCTGGACTTGTTAGGTCTGTATAGAAACTAAATGTGTTACCTCTTACTGTATCATATACAAAATTACTTGTAGAGGAGGTCATAGATTTTTTCCACATCATTCCACCTTCACCTGAGAAATCAATTCCAGATGTGATTTGAGTGGTCAATGCAGAGGGTGAATATGAGTCAATACTAAAAACATCATCAACATACTTACTTTCTGCTGCTGACCCTGATAATCTAGATGCAAGACCACCACCAGATCCTTCAAGACCTTGAAGTGGGGTTTGTTTGATGTTGTTTAAGGAGAAATCCATTTTTTTAAATGTTTATTAAACTGATTTAATTGGTCCCCATTTATTGACAGGGCAGTGGGCCATTTTTGCTTTACATTTTAATTTCATAAAACATCCACATTTACTGCATCTAGATCCTTCTTTAATGAAGTACTCACAAGATTTACAAATATCAAATCTTGCTTGTGCTATTTCCCTCTCTGCAATAAACATTAAGATAGTTCATAATCAGGGGATGCATCCCAAGATTTAGTTTCTTCATTATAAAGATATGGTCCCACCACCTTAACTCTACCAGTATCCCACTGTTTTTCTTGTTCATCCCAAATATGTACCCCCTCTGTTTCAGGTCTAGGAATTGGTGGGACATATATTTTTTTATCAGAGTCGTAAGTCCAAGAGTTAAAAGGTTGTTCTTCCCTAGGTGTTCTAAAAGAATATTCTGTATTTACATAATTTTCATTGACACTTGCCCATACCATCAAATGATAATCTCTATCATTCAGTGATGGCAAAATTGTAAAAGGTGTCAACCACTCTTCATAAGTTGATTCAAGTTTAACATTTTCAGGAGGAAAACTTGCTTCAACAAGGGGAATCCAGCGTCCTTCAGCTGGTATCACCTCACTAAAAATATAACCATATTTAACATTGTTAAGTTTTATTGGGTATCCAGCATTTTGTTCAAATCCAATGGCAATCCAAGAATCACCTATCTTTTTGCCATCATCAAAAGGAGTGGTTGACCAGGTGTTTGTGTCTAGATTAAATTTGTATGAAATCTTATTGGCCATCTCAATATCTTTTCTGCTATTTATTCCACATATTTAATAACAACAAATCCAGATCCACCAGCACCACCCTGATATGAAGTGGAACCACTACCATTACACCCAGCTCCACCACCACTACCAGTATTGGTGCCACCAGCTCCACCACTACCATCACCAGATGGTGGGTATCCAGACCCTCCTGGATTTATACCACCACTTCCACCAGGTCCAGCGTAAAGTTGGCCTGAACCTCCTCCACCACCACCAGAGCCACCATAACCACCAGGCATGTTGCAATATCCATCAGATCCACCACCACCAGCCCAGGTATAACCGCCGCCACCATAGAAGTTGTTGTAAACTCCAGATCCGCCAGGTTGACTGCCACCATTTGATCCATTTCCATTTGCTCCAGCACCAGACCCGCCACTACAAGGGCAGCAACTGGGGTCTCCTGCCCCACCAGTAAATCCTGATGCATTCATTTGAGATGACCAATTAGGATCTTGCGTATAGGCAGGTGTCTGACCATCACCAGCTTGACCAGCATTTCCATACTTCCCACCCCCACCATTAGCAACAGAGGGTGCTGGGTACGCAGATGAACCAGAATAAGACAACCCGTAACCACCTCCCTTCGCTTCAATACCAAATACACTAGAAGGAGTTCCACTAGATTGAGCACCTTGCCATCCAACATCACCAGAACCACCACTACCTACTGTCACTGTATATGTTCCAAGAGCAATATTACTGGCAGCAGTTGATGCTTGAATGACGCCACCGCCGCCACCTCCTCCACCAAGCATGCCTCCTCCACCTCCTCCACCAACTAGGAAGATTTTGATAGCATCTCCACCATCATTCAGAGTGAAAGATCCACTATTGAAAAAAGTATGCATTCTATAAGTCACACCATCTGTATAATCATAATAGGTGCTTTCAGTGCCACCTGATGCTGAGACTGGACCTGTTCGTGCAGCTTCACCTCCACCAAAGAAACTAAGTCCTCCACCACTTCCTCCCAATCCAAGAAGTGGTCTTTCCTTTTTGAAAAAATTAAGTAAATTAAACATAATTCCCTCCTATCAAGCAAAGTTGGAAGCTTGTCCAAAAATTGTATAATCTGATGTGCCAGTTCCAGTCTTCAAAATTTGGAATGAATATATGTCTTGACCAGAGGATCCAGCAGTGGGTGTAGATCCACCAGACCATTTAACTGTAATGTTAATCCCATCTATTTGGACTGTGTTAATTACACCAGAGTTATTTGGTGTAATGATAGCAGTAAAGGAGACAGATTCACCACTTGATAGTTTGGAATGAACACCAGTAAAGTTGATTACATTATTACCACTCTCATTGCCACTGAATAGAATTATATTGCCATCTGATATTGCATTGTTTGTATGAGCACCAAGAATTGTTCCTGCATTTTTAAATTTTTCAACTAATCCTGCAGTAAATGTGACTGTTGTATCATCAACACTGATTTTTGTTGTTGATGTACCACCAGTAGTAGTTTTTATATTAAGAACACCATCCTCAGAACCTGCAGTTGGTGTAATTACCTTTGTTTGAATACTGGCATATTCATATATTGCAGCATCAGTGGCATTACTGCCAGAAAATTGAAGACTACCAATTTCATCATCAGCAGACAATGTTGAAGTATCATTTTTTCTAAGTCTAACAGTGGCACCATTTGAACTAGCAGTTTCAGTGACAAACTGAGCAGGAACAGTGCTTGTTGATCTTATATCTAGGGGTTGATCTGGGCTAACTGTACCAATACCAAGATTGGTAGCAGTCAAGATGCCTACTGCAATAGCACCAGTAGTTTCTTTGTTTACTAATTCAATCCAAGCACCACCATGTGCAAAATATGCTTTTCCTGTTGCATGTACATGAGCAAATGCACCATGATATGTGACTGCTGATGGCAAGTCACTCAAATTATTATAGTAAAATGGTATTACACTACTTACTGCTGTGCCTACAATTCTACCACCAGTTACATCAATACCAGATCTAGCAGTGATAAGACCAACAGAGTCTACGTTAGTTACATCCTCTTTGGTAATAGTCCCACCAACTGAGAGATTACCAGAGAATGAACCACTGGCTGCTGATAATTGACCAGTTACAGTTGCATTACCAGTAATATTGATATTACCTGTGCCAGTAACATTTTTACTATTCAGATCTAAATTGCCACCAAGTTGTGGTGTGGTGTCCTCCACAACATTAGAAATTCCACTTGCAGGGAGATTACTCAGATTAGACCCATCACCTTGAAAATTAGTAGCCTTACATACTCCAATTACTTCAAGAGTAGTTGAGGGGACTCCTGTATTGATACCAACTCTTGAGTTGGTGCTATCAACTACAAAAACCTCCCCAGAAGACAAACTGGCTAATTCAGCAGCATTTGATGAAGATGACATTGCTATCTACATTTTTAGTTATTTAGCACTACCTTGCTCTATCCCAAGCACAATGTGCTCTCATACCATCCTGCAAAACATAATGGAAGAATACTTGATGATAGTATTGTTCAACTGGTTGAGGTCCACCAAACAATCTTCTTCCTCTCTTTGGTGGTCTAATTACACCAGGCATAGGATCACGCCAATGTGGTCGTTCACAACCCTTATAAAGCATACCATCACCAGGATTTAGAACTGCTGATCTATTTTCTCCTGCTACAAGAATAGTTTTCTTTTTCTTATCTGCATATGTATCAGGTGTCTTAATCCAGACAGGCCAATCAGCATCTTCTCCTTCTAAATTGGTTCCAATGTTTACAGTGACTGATATCTCACAAGCATCCCTATCAGAGTGTTTATCTAATCTTTGACCAGGGAAATAGAATCTATCGTAATAATAAGTGTTATACAACTTACGTCCTATGATCTTCTGCAACTTTATGCGAATCAAATCATGAGTCTTTCTGTAAGGTGGATACCAATATCTAGATGTAGACCCTTCTACCTGTGCTTCTACTGGTGTATGATTGAACTTATTAATATCATTATCATAGTAATTGTACTGTCCTCTTTTCTCTGGAACAGGGCACTCCAAAGTGCTGGGATCACATAAGTCTCTTAAAATTAGATATCCATTCTTCTCAAACTCATCATTATAAGTCCAAGATGTTCCTGTATTTAATCTTTCCTGAATGGAAATTTGTTCTGGTGACATTTTCATTTCCATCTTGGACCCACCACCCAACCAACAATAGACTTACGTAATCCTTTTTTGACTTTGAGAACTCTGTGTTGTGTTCTTGAATCAAACAATACAATTGTCCCTTTCTTTCTAGGGGCAACATAATGTTTGCCCATCTCATCTATCAATTGTACATTTCCACCCTCATAATCATCAGGGTCAGATAGTTGAAGAGAAAAAGATAATTTACGAACAAGTTCAACCTGAGTTTTTAGAAAGTCTTGTGCCAATCCATCTGATCTGTTTCCAAAACTTATAGGTTTATATTGTGTTGCAAGACCAGCATCATTATGCCACCCATAAAACATTCCCTCACCATAGTGAGTATATTGCATACTCTCATTATCAATATTGGTCAGTTCATACAAGAAGTTTTCTCTATTTGCTCTTTGAACATAATGCCATAAAAAACCACCTACCCAGTGATCTGTGGGTATCCAAGCATTCTTTGAGTTTCTTTTATCTTTGTTAAGAGTATCTCCATGTAATCTGGAGTCAGAAATACTCTCATCAAAATTGTCTGCTACATCTCTCTCAATGATGTCTACAATATCCCCTGGCAAGTTGGTGTAATACCAAACTGATTGTAATGCCATTTGCTTATAATATATTCAGTGACATTATATATGAATTAAATTAAAATGTCAATGCAATTAATTAGATGCATTATTGGGGAAAGATGCTGCTGAACCATTAAATTGACCCCAAATAATTCTTACAGCACCTGCATTTCCACTTGATCCACCAGCCCATACACCACCACCGCCAGCACCGCCATATTCAGCAGTACTTACTTGTGTGCCATCATATCTTGAACCCTGTCTGCCTCCTGTATTTTGTGTTGAGGGTTGATCACCTGCAGTAACAGGAGAGGTTCCACCTCCTTCGCCATTAATTCCCTGACCATATATATCAGTTCCTCCCCCTGATCTTCCATAGTTTCCCCATCCCATGGATCCACCTCCACCACCTCCACCAGATCCAGGGTATCCTGTCTTAAAGCTTGTGGCAGGGTCATAAGTTACATAATTTGCTGCTGGACCACCGTTGCCTGAATATCCACCTGCTCCACCACCACTACCTGCTCCGCCGCCCCCTGCTCGATTTGAACCATTACCCCCATTACCACCACCATCACCAGTATATGATCCACCAGTTCCTCCAGTATCATATTGTCCACCTTGTCCACCACCTCCTTTTACAGTGCCAGTACTAATAAAGTAACTATCACCACCAGAGCCAGCATTAGAAGACACATTTTTAACAACTCCAGCTCCTCCAGCACCTACTACAACTGTATAACTTTGTCCAGGTGTTACTGAAATATTGTTTTTCCAACCTAATCCACCAGCGCCTCCACCAGCACCACCAGGTTGGGAGTCAATAGGTGGACCCCAATCAATGTATCCTCCTGTTGCTCCACCACCTCCACCAACACAGACAACACAAACAGATGTTACACCAGCTGGTGCTGTCCACGTAAATGTTCCTGCTGTATCAAATATCTCTTCATTAACTCCAGATGAAGAAAGAAGACTTAATCCACCTCCAAAACCAGCAAATCCACTGAATGGTTTTTCTTTTCTAAACCAATTAAGCATTAGTTAGCTCCCATTGCATTAACCACTATGTGATATGCTGGTGTTGTGGCAGTTTTTTGAATGGTGAATGTATAAATGTCATATCCTGAACCATTTGCTGATGATGGTGCAGAACCACCAACATAATCAATATCTAAGTTAGAGGAACTGCCATCAATCTGAACTGTACCATTCAGATAGTGAGAGGATGATGCCACCATCAGTGTGCAAGTGATAACATCACCTACATCCATAATGCTGTCCACAGTTACTGATGGAGAAGTTCTGAAGTTTACTCCATAATTGCCAGAGGAAGCTCCTTGATGTGTTTGAATGTGTCCATTAAGTAGAACAAAATCTAATGTACCACTAGCTCCACTAACAGTAGTATATCCATTCTCAACCTTATATCCATCAAAATCAGCACCTGTTGATGATGAAATTACAGGTCCCCCATCAATATTAATTGTCCCACCCATAGCATTATGAGCAGTACATTGATAGTATAACTTACTTGGTGCATCAAAGGGAACTTTGAATGTCAGTGTTCCATTAGATACATTATTGTTTGTAACTCCATTATTATATTCAGTTCCAGCAGAACCATTCATTGTTGATTGAATTCTAAATGGATGAGCACCCATATTATTGACAAACTGATAAACCATCCCTCTTTGTAGGGTGATTTCAGGGTCATTAGTTGTTACTGTGAAACCAATACCAGTAAAAGTATAATGATTTGTTGAATCAGCACCAAGAGTCCACTTACCAGAAACTATTTCAGAAGCATCTCCCTCATAAGTTCCAGAAGTTGTCACTCCTGATATATTAACATTACCTGTTACATCAATATTACCTGCCCCAACATCAATATTACCTGCCCCAACAACAATATTGCCTCCTGAGGCATTAAGACCACTCTGTGCTGTGATAATACCAACAGAGTCAATATTTGTTACATCTTCATAGGTTAAAGTGCCAGCAATTGATACATTGCCAGAGAAAGTTCCAACACCTGATACAACAATACCAGAAGGTGCATTGATTGCCCCTCCTGTTCTGCCTTTGATGTTGTCAACGTATAACTGTGACATCTTATCTAATTTTTAGTTATTTATGAGTTTTGTAGACCTATTCCAATCAAGTATATTTAATTCGCACATATCCATAAGAAGTTCCAGACGCTTGGGATGTTGTTGCTGTTATACTACCATTTAGATAAGAACTCCCACCTCCTATACGAGCGACACCATTGGCATAGTTAAAATTAGATGGATAAACATTGTTACTATTATCATTTTCAGTTCCACCCATCATACCACCAGCACCAGAGCTATAGGAATTTCCAGTGCTTTGACCTCCTCCACCACCAAATCCACCAGAACCATACAAACCACTTAAAGATTGTTGGACTGCTTGATTATTAACATATCCTTGTCCACCTCTCCCACCTCTAACAAAGGGATCAGCATCAAATAGATATGATGTTGAATCTTGTTTATCTGTATAAACATGAACAATATTAGAATAATCATCATGCTCACAAGAACCTTTTAAGAATCCAGCACCTCCACTTGGTCCTGCACTATTATTAGGATCATTACCATGATAATTTGCAATACTTCTTCCACTACCATTGGAGTAATAAGATTCTAAATCACTACCAGAAGGATGAGAACCAGGTCCAGTTGCATTTCCAACAGTGCCAGTTGAATTAGCTGCTCCTCCACAAACACCTAATGCATCTGATGGATTGCGAGCAAGTAAATCAGTGTCTAAATTTGCTTCATTTTTATTACCTACCACAACAAAAGTTCCTCCATTACCACCCCAAGAAGTATTGCCGTCTGTGAAAGGATAACATCTCTGTCCAGGAAGTATGAAGACTCTATCACCCTCCTGTAAAGTGTAATCAAATTCCAACTTCCAACCAGTTGTACTAGTATTGTGATGAGTTGGAGACTCCATTAAAAAATTATATGATGCTGTTATTGGTGCATACCATACTTGTATTCCTGTAGATGTGGTATTGAAGTAATTATCATCATCAACCCAAGAAGAATCCCAAGAGTAACTATTTTTATAAACAGATCTTAAATCAGTTTTAGAGGGACCAAGATAACCTTTCAAATCATTTCCACCACTATCAAAACCTCTAAACACCAAACCAGTGCTTGATAATAGAGGATCATCATTAATTACACTACTACCACCTGCAAATTGCAATCCACCAGGACCACCACCTAATCCAGTGATGCCCATCATTGGCATTTCTTTTTTAGAGGAAATATTTGGGTCAAACATGATTATTATGAAGTCTTTGTGTGGTTAGCAATGATCTGATAAGTTGCAGAACCAGTTTTAATAATGTTGTAAGTATAGATATCCAATCCGCTTGTACCACCAGATGATGGTGCAGAACCCCCTACCCAATTAGGTGTTACATTGGCACCATCAATTTGAAGTCCAGCATAATATCCACCTGCTGATGGAGAAATTATAAGAGTAACTGTTACAGCCTCACCAGTCTGCATCATACTATTCAATGTTGTAGAAGTATTCCATAATATATCAGGTGTTCCTGTGCTATTTTCTTGTGTGGAATAATAATGAACCATTCCATTTTGGAGTTCTATATTGGCTCCAGAAGTAATCTTAGAGGCAACAATATTCACTGCTTCTGTCAGAAGACCATCAAATGCAGCACCAGCTCTCATAGTGCTAACACCAGCATTAACAAAAAGACCACCATCACTGATATTAATACCACCAGCAGGCACATTAATACCAGATCTAGCAGTAATAACACCAACAGAGTCTACATTAGTTACATCCTCTTTGGTAATAGTTCCTCCAACAGAAAGATTACCACTAATATCAACACTACTAAATGAACCACTGGTTGCAGTGACAATACCTGTTACTACTGCGCCAGTTGAGGTTGCTTGTACTTTTGTATTTCCACCAGTGTCTTTTAATACAGTTGAATCAACGCCAGTCAATGCAGAACCATCACCACTAAAAGAAGTAGCAGTGATAACACCAGTAACAACTGCACCCTTAGGTAGACTAACTGAACCAGTATCTTCCTTATTTACTATCTCATCAACTTGAAGCTTTGACATGGTTAGGTATTTTTAGTTATTTATCAGTTTTATGGTTTCCTCCACTTCCAATAAAATAGCTGTCCTGAACTATTAGAAGTGCCATTATTGACATATGGACTGGAAAATGAAGGAGTGGAGTAGTAAGTTATAGTGTTTGTTGTGCTATCTTGCCAAGTGATAGTTGATGTGCCCCTCGCAGTACCACTCTGCAAATAATTACAGGCAAGACCTGCATAACTATTTCCCCAATTGTAAGCAACACCAGCAGCATATATGTTTCCACCATTCAATAAAGGAGTTGAAGCTCCTGTATCCCAGAACATCCATCCATTTGAGGCGCTATAATTCTCAACAGTTGCAGGATAGGGATAGTCTTTTATTAAAATTGTATTGCTGGCATCAACAGTGGTGCCAGTAGATGCTAATGGTCCCCATATTACAACTCTTACAGCACCATTCCAAGGACCACTTGAAGTTGTACCCATAGCGAGAGATTCAAGATATACATTTTGACTGGGTGAAAACACTATTCCATCTATTGCACCACTAAATCCCCAACCAACAGTAAAACTTCCTGTTATAAGTTGACTATTAGCTGTGGTGACGTCACCAGTTGTAAATGTTCCAGTTGCACCCTCTGCAAGATTTTGATACCTTCCTGTGTAATAATATTCAGCACCACTACCTGGAGGTTCAGCACTCAGAAATGAACCAACTCCACCTCCCATTCCTATTAAGTTTCTAACAGGTTGTTGCTTAGGATAGTACATTAGTTAAAGTTCACAATATGAGAGAGTATGATGGTATCATTTGAGATTGTTCCAGTGTTGGCATACTTAATAATCTGATATGTATATAAATCCCATCCACCACTATTTGCTGATGTAGGCGATGAACCACCTAACCAAGATAAATTGACACTCTGGCCATCAATATTTAAGGAAGCATTATAACCAGCATTATTAGGTCTAGTCATCATTGTGACAGTAAGTGTCTCACCAATGTCCATTTTAGACATCAATGTAGTTGAACTATTATACCTGAAATTTGGTGTTCCAGTTGTAGTTTCATTGGTGCTGTAATAATGGAACATTCCATTTTCCAAATCAATATTTGGAGAGGATGAAATATTACTGGCAACAATAGTGATCTTCTCTTGAAGCATCTTAGTGAAATCTACATCACCACTGAATGTAGAAATACCAGATACACCCAATGTTGCTGTTCTTACATCTGATGTACCACCAATACCAGTCAGTGCAGATCCATCAATTGCTGGTAATGCTCCTGTTAATTGTGCAGAGGGTATATTTGTTAAATTTGCACCAGATCCACTGAATGATGAAGCAGTGATGATACCTACAAATGTAGCATCACCTGCTGCTGTGATTGTCCCACCAGCACCAGAAACGCCTACCTCTAAACCACTTCTTGCAGTAACTAAACCAACAGAATCAATATTAGTTACATCTTCATAGGTTAGAGTCCCACCAATACTCACATCTCCTGTAAAGGTGCCATTTGTTCCAGTAATAGCACCATTAACAGTTACTGTTCCTCCACTTCTTGGGGAGATTTGATTAGCTACTATCTTTGACATCAGAGACCACCAATTTGAAGGACATCAATAACCATAGTTTTGCCAGCACCAACAGTCAGTGCTACACCAGATACAACCTCAATATTGGGTATAACTGAAACAACAATAGATGTGTTGACACCTGCATTTGTGGTATCAATGAGAAGGTTTGAAGTTATCTTTGCATCTCTATCAATATAACTGAATGGAGTTGCCTCACCATTGTCATAGTTAACAACAGTTCCAATTCCTCCACCACCAGCACCACCACCAGAGATGCTGATGTCAACAGTGCCATCACCTTGATTTAAGAATGTATTTCCAGAACCAATAAAGTTAAGAGTCTTTGCAATAGCAACTTGGGTTCCACCAGACTGAATGCCAATAGCAGCACCAGCAAGTTCACCTAAAACAGTTAGGTCTCCACTGATAGTCTGCTGTGAAGCATTAGGAACAATGGCATCTGCAACTCTGAAATCATCAAACAGTTCAAACTGTATCTCATCATTCAAAGCAGCAGGAGTGACAAGAACAACAGTTGTTCCATCAGTTGCTCTATAATCTACCCCACTAGCAAGTTTTACACCATTCCTAAAAACATCAATGTGGTTGAGATTATAACCACCAGCGATGGTGAAATCTGTTTGACTAGCAGTTGCAGTGGCAGTCAAGGTTCTTGACGCCACATTATTGGTTAATGATATCGGTCTACCAAGTGCCATGGTAATACATTTTTAGTTATTTATATTCTTATTCTGCTATCGCCATATACATGTAACTTGCACCATTTGTATTCAGTGGTGTGCTTCCAGATGCAATATAGAATCCATTTACAGGTTGCCCAGATGCAACTTGACTTTCAACAACATAAGCAGTACCACCCACCTCTGCAGCATTGCTATTCAAGAGAAGATAATAAGAAGCACCACTACCCATTCCACGTGCACCATCATAGTAATACCAATCACCAGTTCCATCCAATCGCTTAATCATCACAAATGATGCTCGACCAGGGAATCCACAGTCAATATTAATTTGAGATGTAGTTCCTGTATAAGAACCAATCTTACACACACCATTTACTGAACCAAAGAGAAATGCAACATATGAAAATGTATTCTCATTATTATTTGAACCTGCTTCCCAATAAGATTCTGTGGGAGTAGAAGCAAAATAAGAGGTTAGATTATTGGATTGAAAAGCTCCATTACTCGACAACTCACCCCAAGTATTGTAATTATTTGCACCTGTAATTACATTCCATATTCTACTGGCAGTGCCAGAACCTTCTAAATTCTTGACAATTATAAGTTCTGGTCTGACAGATAAGTTATGGAATACTTGTTGAGTAGAATTACCATTTCCCATATGGTTAGTTATATCAAAGAATCCTGGTGCTCTCCTAAACATATGTGATGTGTTAGCAGAGATTACATCATACCAACCAGTTTGATAATCAAAATCCCCATTAGTAATACCACCATTAATAGAATTATCATTAGTGGATGACAAATATCTTGTATCACCCCATGTCTTAGCTAAGAAATAGTTGGGATCTGTATTACTAAGTTCCTTTGTCCAAGCCCAATCAACAGGCCATCCAGAGGTAAAAGCAACATCATTTACCAGAGAAGTTCCACTGATATCAAATTTAAATACCTCACTAGCAGTAGTGGGTTTCTTTGTTGGTCTTCTGATGGCAACATAAATGTGAGTGTCAGTATTATAAGATGTGGAATAACTGGTCTTAAATCCTGTGGGTGTTACATATAAGTTGCGTTGATGATCCTCAGCATTACTTGTATTAGGAACTAGGTATGCATTATTGTAATTATAAAAACCTACAAGTCCACCTCCATCAGTACCAAAACCACGAGTATAGTCAATTATGCGCCAAGTATCAGAACCATCAATTCTCTTTGTCATAATCCATTGTGGTTCCCATCCACAATTTACTTCAGTGCCATAACTTCCCTCAAAGGAACCACAGTGAATGATACTTTCACTGCCATTATCTGTGAATATCTGTTCATCATGAGCAAAGACATAAGCTACAAATGACCTGCCAACCCCATTGGTGGATGCATCACTAGGTAGAAAAAAGTGTGTAGAGGTTGGTGTAGTATCATAGAACTTGTCAGTAGTGTAGCTACCCATAGGGTCGTTTAGAAGCAATGCTTTGGTTGCTCCAACAGATCTATGGTAGACATACCAATTATCATTGTTAGTAGTGCATTTTATAATAATACATCCAGGCACACTGCCTAATGAGTGAGGCATTTGCCTACCTGCTACACCATCACCAGAATAGGTTATTACATCAAAGAAACCAGGTGCTTGGCGAAATGACCAGGAAACAATTTCTTCATTATTTCCATTGAGATTATATTGATTTCCAACAGTGAAACCGTTAGAATTATAGGTCATGTAAGTGGCACCAGGATCCCCATTACCGTTGGTATTGTCACTATTAAGCCAGTAACGACCTCCACGTTCTGTATCAAGCAAAATATGATTAGAGGGCGCTGTATTTCTCAATTTTGACCAAACAAGCCCACCTTCACCACTTAGATCAATACCATTAGTGATTGACTGCGAGCTGCCGTTACCTTTATACAAATAAGAACTAAACACATCATCACTATCAAGACCTGGTGTTACAGATGATCCTCCTGATAGTCTAGACGCAAGACCACCACCAGTCCCTTCAAGACCTTGGATTGGGGAATGTTTGATATAGTGGTCTTTCATTTAATTTCTCCTATTGGTTCTTATCAGGATATAGCAAGGAAGAAGTAAGTTGCTCCATTGACACCAAGAGGCATACCTCCTGAAGTATTAACTTTAAATCCAGAGGGGATTATGGAATCAATAAGATCTTGACTGGATTCTTGAGCAGCAGAGTTAGGGGCTACAAACAGGTCAGTGCCAGCACCCAACCCATTAACTGTATCCATTACATACCAATCAGCAGCAGTGTCAGTGCGTTTAACCATTATGAATCTAGCTCCTGTTGTAAATCCACAATCAACATCAAAATCATTGGATTGACCTGTATATGTGCCCACCTTACTTACACCAGGTAGAGATGCAAATAGATAAGCTACATACTCTTCATTATTTTGATTAGTGTCATTATTTGCAACTGTTTCTGTTTGGAAAGCAGTAGAAGAATGAGTACCAAAAGCTGTATAGGTAGTTTCAGCGTTGTCCCTATTCATATACATCATATATCCAGGTTTATTTGGATAAACCCACCAATCCCCAGTGGTTGATGTTCTCTTAATAATTATAAATTCAGGAGGTGCCTCCAAATTATGTGGGACAAGTCTTGATGTGGTTCCATCACCAATATAAGACACTACATCAAAGAAACCTGGTCTCCTTTTAAACATATATGGTGAATGATATTGATTTCCTGACCAATAATAGGGTTCAACTTGATATGAATAATCATATTTAACACTACTAGGATCATACTGTTTTGCATTTAGTTGATTAAATCTGGTCCAATATCCATTATGTAATCTGTCACTATTCATCCAATCTCCATTAGCATTTCTAATCTTATTCCAGGTAGCATCAACTGTTTGCAATGTAGTACTTACTATTAAATTGGTGCCACTCATTAAGACATCCTTCACATCAAATACTTGTGAACCAGCAGTTGGAGGTTTATTGGGACGACGAATTGCCATATAAACATAGTCTTCACTTACATTATTAATAACAGAGTTAGAAGTAATTTGAAAACCTCTACTAGTTAATTTGACCAAATTTTGATTAGTATCATCCTCAGTACCATCTAAGTTTGCATATAAAACTGCATCTACTCCCTTTGCAGACAAACCACGCATATTATCAAATATCACCCAGTTAGTAGTAGAAGAAGAGGATTTCAAAAGCAGAAACTGAGGTTCAAATCCTAAATCAATTGTTGCTCCATTAGTATTACCAGTGCCAGTATAACTTCCGCACTTAATAGCACTTTGATTTGAGTATTGCCCAAATGATTGATCATCGTGGGCAAAAATATAGGCAACATAAGTGCCACCTGTTGTATTTGTTTCAGCTTGGTTTTTAACTGAAATGGTAGTTGATGTCATCCCATTGTGGTCAAACCAAGTTCCAGCATTCCAAGTAAAATCATAACTTGTATTTAAAGCACCTTCACGTACATTCTTTTCTGCTATATGATATACTGGCCAATCTGATGTGGAGTCTCGTCTTTTTATAATGACCATCCCTGGTTCTGAACCAAGGTTATGATTGATAGTACGATTGTTAACACTATCTCCAGTGTAAGTTACAATATCAAAGAATCCAGGGCATTTGCGAAAGGTCCAGGCGACGTGATCCTCCCCGTTAGCATTAACTTGAACATTACCATCCATACTAAAACCATCAGAATTGAATACACTTACACAATTAGTAAACCCAATCTCTGAATTGTTATTGTTTGTCTCTAAAATAGAAGCAATACCACGTTCAGTGTCTTGTAGATTATGATCTCTACTGTCAGTACGTTGTTTGATCCAAACTAAACCACCTTCACCACTAAGGTCAATACCATTAGTGATAGTCTTCATTACAGTTCCTTCGCCCGCACCATTTCCTTGATACAAAGAAGTGCTAAAAATATCATCTAAGTATTTTGGAGATACTCCTGCTGCGCCTGCAAGTCTAGATGCAAGACCACCACCAGACCCTTCAAGACCTTGAAGTGGGGTTTGTTTAATGTGATGATCTTTCATTTATTACCTATCAAGCAAAGTTGGATGCTGAGCCTAGAACTACATAATCAGAGGTTCCTGTTCCTGTTTTTAGGATAGTGAATACATATACATCTCTTCCTGAACTTCCTGCTGATGGTGCAGAACCACCAGACCATTGAATTGTTTGACCTACACCATCAACTTGAACTGTGGAAATAACACCAGAACTGTTAGGTGTAATAACAACAGTGAATGAAACATTTTGACCTGATGCAACAGTTGAATGCACACCAGTGAAGTTAATGGTAAGACTTCCTGATTCATTACCAGTAAACAGGATTACATTACCATCAGTGATGGGGTTGTTAGGTTGAGCACCAAGAGTTGTGCCAGCATTTTCATACTTTTCAACCAAACCACCAGACATAATTGAAAGACCTGAAAGGACTTCCAATCCACTCCTTGCTGTAATAATACCAACAGAGTCAATATTGGTTACATCTTCATAGGTTAGAGTTCCACCAATAGAAACACTACCAGTTGCAACAATATCAGTTACTGTGATGCTAGGGGAACCACTGAGACCAGCAGCAGTTCCTGAACTATTAACTGCAATAGTCCCAGCACCACTCAATGTTTTTCCAGTGGGAAGAGTAGCACCTTGAGTCAGTTCAACTGAACCAGTTCCTGCTTCGTTAACAAGTTTATTTGCCCTGATTTCAGACATTTTGTTCCAGATCCTTTTGCTTATGTTATTTATTAAAATAGATTCAGTATATTCATTCTGAGTGTTGTTCCAGTGCCAACTCTCATAGTGCTACCATTAGAAACACGAATGATATTCTCTCTTACAAAGGCAATATTTCCTGAAGTTGCATCTGACTCAATTGTAATTGAAGTTGCAGACCCAATGTTAATCTTTTCTGGTGTCTTAAAAAAGACATCCAGTGGTGTAGTTTCACCAAGAGCAGTTCCCAATCCAGAGGCACTAATACCAGACAGATTGCTACCATCTCCATAATAAGATGTAGCACTAACTACACCCACAACATTCAGTCTACTAACAGGTGCTGTTGAATTGACACCAATATTATTGTTGCCTCCAACACTCAGAGCACCTGGGTTGGATAATCTTGATAAGTCTCGTGCCCTAGTCATTGCACATTATGCTTTTTTTCTTATTTATGATGGTTGAGTAGGCCAGTCTACTGAATGTGGAAAACCCTCTTGTTCTGGAATATCTCTTAATGCTTGACGATATTCTTTCCACTCATCACTCATAATAACATCAGAACAACCCATCCAATCAGATTCTGATATCAAATTGTTTCTAGTTTTTCTAATATCCTCTGATGCTTTGGTGTCAATCTTTAATTTATATGATTTCTTATCCTCTTCATTATTAAAGATAGGACCAATTGCATACTTCTTAAACCACTTACCATCAATCTCCTCAATACCCTGTCTTATAACAGTTTCATATGGTGGAGTAGTTTGTGGTTTTGGTCCTTCAAGAATAGCATCTAGTCCATATGTGTCCAAGACATATAGTGACAGTGGTTTAGGGAAAGAGATATTTGGATACTTATAATGTAAATCTCTTTCACTAATAACTTCACCAGTCTCTCTAACCCTTAGTTCCATATATCATGAAATAGCAAAGAATATGTAATTTTCAGAACTACTATTTATTTCAGCAGGAGCTGATGAGGTTATAGCAAATCCAGAAGGATCAGGGTCAATATAGTCTGTGTTGGTAACTTCTGAATCAGAAGTGTTAATTTTCATGTATGGATCATTACCAGCATTGATACCTCTCAAATAATTCCACATATACCAATCACCTGATGCACCATTTTGAGCACGTTTAATTATTACCAATCTAGCACCAGTAGTAAATCCACAATCAATGGTTTGGGATGAACCATTCCCAGTGTATGAACCTACCTTTGATATTCCTGGTAAAGTTGCAAAGAGGTAAGCAAAATATTCACTACCAGCATAGTTAGTATCCCAACCATTGCTTCCAACAGTAAATTGTGTGGAAGTTGGTTCAGTATCATTCCAGGCCAAACTTCCACTAGTTGATGGATCCTGACTAGTATTCCATCTTATAAAATGAGTAGCAGTAAGGTTAGAATGATAAGTAATCCAGTTTGTACCTGATCTCTCTCTATCTTTAACTATCATCATATCAGGTTTAACACCAAGATTATGATTAATAGCTACATTAGAAGAGGACGCGTCACCTTGATAAGCAACTATATCAAAGACACCTGGCGTACGTTTGAATAGACTCAAAAGATAATTACTACCACTCTGATTGATGGTAGGACCATCACCTACATGTAAGCTATTATTCCAAAATCCATAAATTGCATTAGATTGACCACTCTCAGCAGAACTGCCATTAGTGGCTATGTATCTTGTTCCACCTCTTACATTATCATACATATAAGGAACACCACCACTGGTTCTTTGTGTTAGCAACATATCCACTGCAAATGGTGTAGCTTTAAATGTATCACTGCTGTTATCTCCACTGTAAGCAATGGCTCCATATACATCTGATCCAGCAGTTGGAGGTTTAAAGGGACGACGAATTGCTACATAGAGGAATGTATTACCAAAGGTATTTTGCCAACTACCATTATTTTTGAGTTCAAACCCATTAGATCTAAAATCAACTCCGTCATATGAACTCTCTATATCATCAGCATTAACCTGAAAATAATTATCTCCCTGAAGAGATGCAGTATGAGTACCTCTTCGATAATCAAATAGAACCCATTGCGAAGCCTGGTCTGCATTTTTAAGTAGTAACCATTGTGGTTCAAATCCTACATTTATTACATTGCCTGAGGTTGTCCCATCACCAGTATAACTTCCGCATTTAATTATACTTTCATTTGAATCTGTTCCAAATGATTGATCATCGTGGGCGAAAATGTAGGCGACATAAGAATCACCATTTGCATTAGTTTTTCCTGATGTGCCAACTGTAAAGACAGTGGATGTAGCTGATGTGTTCGCCCACTCAGCAGAACTTGTATCTTGGCTGTTGTTTAAGTTAAGATATAAACTTTTTGTTCCACCCAGGCTACGATGTTGAACAGTCCAGTTATCTGAACCATTGGTTCTTTTCACAATTACCATTCCTGGTGTACTACCTAGGGAATGAGCAATTTGTCTACCTGCTACACCATTTCCAGTATATGTAACTACATCAAAGAACCCACGACATTTGCGGAAAGTCCAAGATGCAATATTAAATCCTGCTTTATTACTATCATTGTCGTTTCCAACTGTAAATCCATCTGAATTAAATGAAGTTATCGCATCAGGCCAATTCTGTTCACCTAGGGAGCTGCTGGTTGAAAGAGAATATGCAATATTACGCTCTGAATCATTGACAACCCAAGCTTCAGTTGGAGAATTAGCATTTCTATTTTTGATCCAAACCATGCCACCCTTGGATGAGAGATCAATTCCATTAGAAATGTTCTGTGGGGTTGGCTTTGTACCCCTAAACAAATAAGTGCTGAATACATCTTCAACATATAAGGGATCAGCAGATGCTGCACCAGCAGCACCCATCATCATTGCTCGTGTTAAGTTACTCATATCAATCTACGTAATCTACTAGTGATGAAGCTCTGAATCTAGTTCCACCATCATCAGTGACAAACATAAACAGATGTGTCTTTCCTGTTGTGAGAGTGGGAGCAGTATCAGAGGGGAACTTAACTGATGCTGGCCAACTAACAGTTCCACTTGTATGTGTCAGTTCTAGTGTGAATGAATAAGCACACCCTGAAGGAACATTAGAAAATGTGAATGTACTGTTACCATTGATGGTCTTAGTAAAGTAATTACCTGTTGAGCAGTCAACATCCAATGCACCCATTGCAGTGATGTTTTCTTTGTATGGTCCAGTGAGGTCTAAACCACCAGCTGATACTACAATACCAGTTCTAGCAGTTACAACACCAACTGAATCTACATTGGTTACATCATCATATGTAAGTGTTCCACCAACTGAAACATTACCACTAAAAGTACCAGTGGTTCCTTGAACAGAACCAACTACAATGTTTGGTGTCCCAGTCAGTCCACTTGCATTAGTTGCATTAGTTGCAGTAGTGGCAGTAGTGGCAGTGGTTGCAGTGGTGGCAGTAGTTGCATTACCATCAAAAGTAGTTGCAGTAATAATACCTGTTACCACAGCACCATTAGGGAAAGTTGGAGCACCAGTGCCTGCCCTATCCGTTAATCTATCGGCTCTAACTCTTGACATTTGGGTTCACTCTCCCCCTAGTTATTCTTTATTTATTTAGTCTACAATGGTGCTAATTACCTTGCATTAGCACTTCCACCAAACAAGTTGACTGTTGGTGCTTCTGCCCATGCTGCATAGATATAAGTATATCCACCTTGATTTGATGAACTTCCGTACATCCTAAATTTAACTCCATTAGACAACATATCCACTGCATAACCACCTGTACCAGTTTCTGCTGCATTAGAGTTAGGAGTTAATACGTTGGCATTTACATTAAAAGATTGTCTTGATGTATCCCACAATTGCCAGTCTGATCCGTGTGAAGAAGACTTTGTGAGCAAAATCTTTGGTGCAAAACCTAGATCTATGTATACCCCATCATTGCTACCATTACCAACATAACTGCCAAATTTCTGTAGTCCAGGGACATCGTGCCAACAATATGCTATCATAGTTCTTGCGCTGCCGTTAATAGCACTATCTGTTCCTAAAGAAAATACACTGTTTGTAGGTGCAGTATTGTTCATAAACGACGCACCTTGATCAGAAGATTTTGCGTTGGTTGATTCCAGCATCAGATAATAATCCTCTGGTTCAGTATCATCTAAATGACTGTGATAAACACGCCAGTTGTCAGCAAAGTTTCTACCTTTCATAATAATTAGATCAGGCGCTTGTGAGAGACCGTGAGACAAGGTGCCAGCAGAACCTGTTCCAGTGTATGCTAATATACTAAACCCTTGTTGTGTTCCAACAGAGGCTCCAGTGAGGGCAATTGATGGAATATTAGGTGGGGTTACTCCATCATCCACAAGGATTTTACCATCAACTTCAATAGCAGAAAAAGCTGCATTATAACTACTACCTGCGGTTAATACAATGGATGTCAGTGATCCTGTAAACCCAGTGATAGTTACGAATTCGCCATCAGATTCTGATGGTGCGACACCATAACCTGTTCCATTCACTGATATGCCAGAACCAGAACCATTTGAGTAATTTGTTCTTACTCTAAGAAGAGATGAAACACTTATAGCAGGAGAAAATGTGATGGTAATAGATGCACCATTAGTATTTGTCTTGCATTTTGAGGTTAAAATTCCATCAAAACCCTTTGTTACTTCCTCACCACCACCAAAACCACCTGAACTGGCACTTACATTATTACTATAAACAGCATCTTGGGTGTAACTTTCATTATTCAGAGCACCAACATTCATACCAACATCAGAGGCATTTGCATAACCTACATCATCAACATTAAAGGTGTTTTTGCTTCCACCAGCCTTCCAAGACCAACCAACATGAGTTTTATTAATCCAGTTACAATCAGCATCGTCTCCTAACTGATATCCATTTGATAGGAAAGATGTCACACCTTGTACAGTTCCTTCGGTAAGGTTTTGGTTGGCGACAAGACGTTTAGTGGCACCTCTAACACTGTCAAACAGCATGTGAGCACCATTATTATTCCTCTGTTTAATCCAAACAAAATCTGGAGCATTTCTCGTTTCTATTGTTCTTGTACTATCATTACCTGTCCATAAATCAACACTTACAAACTGATCAGAACGTGCAAACACTTTGACTGGACGTGTATTAGCAAAGTTCAGAGGTTGGAAACCATCAGGTGGTGGAAACTTGAAGGGTTTTTGTCCAAAGTTTGCAGTTATCTTTCCTCCAGGTGAATTATATGCAGTGCATGTGACTGCTGGAGCATAATAACCATCATCTATATCAGTCACTGTTCCTTGACTTATATTATTCAAGAAAAACTCAATACTATTATTGTCAGCATCCCAAGCAAATCCCATGGTATCTCCGTCTACGGCTTGCGTGGGAGCAGTTGAAGTTTGTGTTGTACCTTTGAATAAGTTGCCACCTCCCATACAAACACCACCTGCTTGGTTGAGTGCTGCACTACCTAGATCAACTAAATTATTTGCAATACCCCCATAAATTCCATATTCATTATCCATGTGATATTCCCAATACCACCTCCCACTGTCAACAAAAATATTGGATCTCACATTCATAGATCCTCCACTTGTAGGAGCCTCTACAGTTAGATTTCCATTTGATATTGTCAAACTTGAATTTGTATCAAGAGGATTCCAAGTAGCATAACCAGTTTCTTGTCCACGAACTGTATTGATATCAGTGTTGTATGGGTTGAAGTTGGTTGCTCCTGTTTTACTAGCAGCAAAACTAACATATCCATCAATTGTTGA